ACTAAATTTACCCAAAATGCAGTCTTACCTGCCTCTGGTCGTGCAAAAATAATTACAAGATTGCCATCACCAACACCATTTACTTTATCACGAAGAGGCTCTAAATTAAATTTCCATTTAGTGTTGTCTTTTAATTGGTCTATTAAATCAGTAATATTACCCGTTACGTAATCGTAATCATTTACCTCCTCAAATGTAACATCTAGTTGTTTTCTAATTTCTGTAAAATCAGAATCACTTCCATTGTAGATATCAGTTGCAAGCCTAGCTACATTTTGTGCAATACTTCTTTTAAATAAAGAACGGATAATGTTTTGTGCTATCTTTTCATTTGGCAAAGATGTATCTTTTATCTCATCAATTAAAACATTAAAGTTTTCTTTAGATGCTTTTGTTAGTGCAGGATTATATACCTCTAAGTGCAAAGTAGAAACTTCTCCAATACTTAAATCCTGGTCTGAATCTTGATGTGCACTTTGTATAGTTTCATACAAAGCACCTGTGCCATTTGTAAAAAACTCTTTTGTTAATTTACTTTTATTTTTATTATAAAAGTTTTTATTTAATAATAATTTAATTAATTCCTTTTCCATTGTATCGCCTTACTAATATACTTCTTACCCTTTCCCAGTTGACTCTATCACGCAACTGTGCATTTGTTTTAGGAAACCTCAATGCCTTTTTATCAAGTTTCTTTTTTAGTTTCAATATCTTTCTTAAACACTTTGTTCGTTTCATTATTTTATAATACTATAATCGTTACCTGTTTTCCAATACCCAGTGCTTTTACACGCCAGACATACTCTATTATGTATGCCCTCACTTATAAAAGGTTGATAGCATGACATGCATTTTCTTTTCTCTTTATTAATTTTTGGTTTTTCTTTTTTGTAACCAGTCTTCCACATCTCTGTGTACTCAGCTTTTTCTTTTAACATTTTTCTTTGCTCCTCTCACAGTTGTAATCCACATGTTTTCAAAAGACCTAATACTTTTTTTAATACTTGCTTTTGTCAATGTTTTATTTCCTAAAGTAGAATATATATATTCTGACATCAAGTCAACTAACTGCTCTGAAAACATTTGTTTACTCATCATATGTCTCTAATTCATTTATTAAAAATTTATATATTTTTTTACCATGTATGTTTTGATAACTTCTGTTTGTTAAATCAGCATTTTTTATAATGTATGTGTTTGGAAAAACACGTTCATTGTTTTTATTTTTATAAGTTATATCTATTAGCAAATCGTTTTTTAATCTAAACTCTGCAATACCAATACTATTATCTTTCCATACAGGTTCTTTTATTTCATATCTATTCATTACAGCTCTCTATTTACATATTCTTTAACAGAATAGCCCAATCTTTTAATTTGAAATATTGCACCATCAGACAAAGTCTTTTGGCCTGTTAATA